CGGCTACCTCCTAGCTAACAACGGCTATGCGGTCAACCGAGTGTCACTGGTAGCAATTGCCAGGGACGGGGACGAAAGAGATGTCAAGGTTCACACCGAAGACTACGATGAGTCCATTGCACTAGAGGCACTCGGTTGGCTAGCGGCTGTTAAGGAAGCAGCAGAACCACCAGCACCTGAGAAGGATGCAAGTTACTGTCAGTTCTACTGCAAGTTCTATGACGCAAGTGGGCAGATGGGATGCGTTGGTCTAAAAAAAGAACTTACACCAGTGACTGATGTAGTCATTGATGACGTAGATATTGACAAGAATGCACTGTTGTACTTACAGTTAGCAGCACAGATTAAAGAGCTAGAGTTCCAACAGGATTCATTACGATCTAGCTTTGAAGGTTTACTTGGTATCACTAACAGTGGTATCGAAGTAAGTTGGACAACTGTTAGAGGGCGCGAGTCAGTTGACAGTACAGAGGTAGAAAAACTATTAGGGTTTGTCCCTAAGAAGGTGGGCGCTGAGAGTCAGCGCTTATCTATAAAGCAAAGTGGAGGTAAGTAGATGGCTTCGGAAACAACTAAGTATCAGATTAACTTTAAGACACACAAAGATGGAACTTTAATTAACATCTATGCAGATAGCATCAAAGAACTAGAAGTACAAATCACTGACATTTCAATGATTGCTGCAATGATTAAGTCAACAGAAGCAGAACTCTATACCGGTCCACAATCTGCACCAGCATCAGAGAAGCAGTTTGAAGCAATCAAACAGCAGTTCAATGCACCAGCTGCATCAGAGGCACCAGGTAGCAAGGCTTGCAAGCACGGACCAATGAACTACAAAGAAGGCGTGAACGCTGCAGGTAAGGCTTGGCGTGCATATATGTGTCCAGCACCTAAGGGTGCGCCAGATCAGTGCGAACCTATCTGGGTTCGATAGATAATGAGGGAGCCTCGTGATTACGAGACTCCGCTATGTGCTGAAATCGGTGGAGACTTTTGGTTTCCTGAAAAAGAATCTGAGGATGGCAGAAAGTTACTCGACCCTAGTTATGCAAAGTCTATTTGCCGTAGCTGTGTACACAGAACAGAGTGTGCAGAGTGGGGCATCAAGAACGAACGCTTTGGTATCTGGGGTGGGTTAACAGAATACGAACGTAAGGTTGCTCGTTCAAAACGAAACATTAAATTAAAAGGATGGAACGTTGCTTGATTTATCTCGTGCGTGGGGTGGTGTGCTTACAAAAGCAACACCGCTACCCGACGTATGGGATGGATTAAAAGCAAAGGAGATTAAGTTCCGTCGGGGACAAGTGTGTATGGTTGCAGCAGCACCTAATGCTGGTAAGTCAATGTTCGCATTGATCTATGCAATCAAAGCAGGGGTTCCTACATTATTCTTTTCAGCCGATACAGACACAACTACCGTGATGATGCGAGCAGCAGCTCACACATCCGGTCACTCACAGGTAACTGTTGAGTCCAACCTGGCTACCGATAGCCACTACTACGACCACCACTTCAAGAAGTTTGGTCACATTAAGTGGGTCTTTGATTCATCACCTTCATTGGATGATATTGAGATGGAGATTAGAGCTTACGTAGAACTCTACGGACAAGCACCTGAACTCATCGTCATTGATAACCTGATGAACGTGGCTGCTGAGACAGACAATGAATGGGCTGGTCTTCGTGCGATAATGATGGAACTCCACGATATGGCACGTAAGACTGAGGCTTGTGTACTTGTACTACACCACGTATCTGAGCAATCAGAGTACGGAAGTCCCACTAAACCACCAGCAAGACGGGCTATTCACGGCAAGGTATCGCAGTTACCGGCGCTTATCCTTACCTTGGGTTACGATCCAGGACAGGCAACCTTGTCGGTTGCATCAGTCAAGAATCGTTTTGGGCCACACACTGCAGATGCTTCCAACTATGCAACGTTGTTGGTAAACTATGCAGCGTGTCAAATCTCAGATGAGAATGAGTTTGGCTGGATGCTAAGGAGAGATGCAATGGCAGGATACCAAGGAGCATACAATGTCTAAGTCTAATACAGAGATGCAGTACGTAAAGAACCGTATCAATAAGTTAGAGAAAGACTTTGCAGCTTTTGCTTCCTTACTTATTCAAGCAGGTATCGTCCGTGTAGATGTTGAAGAGGGTCAACAGGTATTCGCTGTCAATAAGGTAAAACTAGATGGCGAATAAGAACGGACGCAAAGGTTCTCAGTTTGAGACAGATGTAATGAAGTGGCTCCGCAAAGCTGGAGTTGCAGCAGAACGTTTGACTAAGGCTGGGGCAAAAGACGAAGGAGATATGGTCGCAGTGATTGCGGGAGAAACATATATCCTTGAACTCAAGAACAGGCAGACGTTGAGTCTCCCAGAGTTCTGGAGAGAAGCACAAGTTGAGGCGCTTAACTACGCGAAGGCAAGAGATCTTGGGGAAGTACCTCTGTCTTATGTTGTAGTTAAGCGTCGCAACGCTGGCATCGAAGATGCCTGGGTAATACAAAATCTAACTCAATGGCTAAAGGAGAAACAGTAATGCCAACACCAGGTGGAGAAATAACAAGTACAGAACTATGGCAAGCACCAGCAGTTGAAGAAGTATTAGATACAGCACTTGCCGAAGCAGACGCAGAAGAAGCAGAAAATGATTTGCCTGAACTGTCGTAAAGCTGGGGAAGAGAATCAAGCAAGTCACCTCAAGCGTGCTGCACACTGGCACGACAAGTGCGATACGAAGGGATGTGTATGTCAACACAAGACTGGTCCAGGTCACACAAAGTTGGCAGGCATAATTCCGATGAGGCAAACTCAATCCCCATAAGTCCTATCGTAAGTTACTTCGGTGGAGAAGTCCGGGAGGGTCGAGAGGTTGCAGTGCGTTGTGTAATGCACAGTGACTCTCGCCGTTCTGCATCAATGAATACAGATAAGAACCTTTACTACTGCCAGACTTGTGGTAAGGGTGGCAACGCAGTCAACTTGGTCTGCATACTAGAGAACTTGGAGTTTAAGGATGGCCTCAAACGTGCAATCGAAATTGCTACTAGAAGCGGCTCAGAGATACGCTCAAGCTCTAAGTCCGGAAGCGCTAAGCGTGCTAGAAGGACGTGGAATATCTGAAGAGGTAGCATCACGGTTTATGTTAGGCACAATAGTTGAACCTAACAATGGACACGAGATGTATGAAGGATGGATCTCTATTCCATACATCACTGCCAGTGGCAGTTGTGTTGGCTTTAAGTTTAGAAGATTAGATGATGGTAAGCCTAAGTATGGTAGCCCTACTGGGCAGAAGGCACACCTGTATAACGTGTGCGATATAACCCTGGACTCAAGACATATTGTAGTTTGCGAGGGTGAACTAGATGCAGTCATTACTAGCGGGATGCTGGGCATCCCAGCAGTGGGAGTACCAGGTGTTGCCAGTTGGAAGAGCCACTTCCCGAAACTCTTTGGTGGCTATGACGTCATCTATATTGTTGGCGATAATGATATTAAAGAAGATGGAACTAACCCAGGAGCTGAGTTCTCCAAGCGCGTGGCGAATGAGGTGATGAACTCAACTATTGTTACACTACCACCTGGTATGGATATTAACGATTACTACTTAGCACACGGTGCTGATGCCACCCGTACGGTACTGATAGGGGAGTCTAATGTATGACAATGACAGAGAACGAGTGGGTCATAATGCTACAGACTTTGCAGCATATGGGCTTTCACATCTTGCAGCAGGACAGAACAACACAACTGATACTCATACGCCCGCAACCAACCCGTTAGCAGATCACCCAGCAGTAGCTGGCTACCGTAAGGTAGGTGTGAGTACTGAGAACTTAACATCCTTCATTGAATCCTTTGCATCTCTGCGTGCTATGCGTGTTAAGGGTGTGGGCCATAGTCAGTATGCACTAGCACAAGGGCAGAAGTTCGAGTCCTTTACTACCTCAGATACTGTTCGAGAGTTGATTGAAGAGCTGGCTGATGCCAGCAACTACATAGATTTCCTTGCTATTAAACTACTCAACATCCAGTACACAATAGATCAGGTGCTACCTGACTGTGAGTGAACTACACCCAGTAATCTATGACCTGGTTCCTAGCGTGGCTAGAACTATCTATCGTAGATACAAAGCCTACGTTGAGTTTGATGACATCAAGCAGGAGTGTATGGCTTGGGCAATGACTCGTATCCCAGACCACACAGAAGATTTAATGGAGACAGTAGAAGCTAAGCGCAAGCACAATGAGCAGCGCATTGCATATCAGATGAGACGTGTAGCTGAGCGCTATGCACGCAAGGAGAAGGCATCTAAGTCTGGCTATCAGATTATAGATGAAGCCTACTATGACCCAGTCAAGTTAGGTCAACTACTTCCCTTTGTTATTGCATCAGTCATTGATGGCACAGTGCTAGAGCAGGTGCAACAGATGATTCAAGATGGGTTACCTAAGGGTAAGTCATCACCAGCAGAAGGTGGCAACCTACTGATTAGCCTTATAGATATTAAACGTGGCTATCTTAAGTTAGAAGCAGATGACCAAGCTCTATTGCGTATGCGTCATCACGAGAACTATACGCTGCAACAGATAGCACAAGTACTAGAGTGTGCTACATCTACTGCAGATCGCAGGTGTGGTAATGCTTTGAACAGACTCAAAGACTTACTCGGTGGACCGAGTCCTTTCCAGTGACATATACTTTTAAGTGCATTTGTGGCGTATCTGTATCATCAGATAGTGAAAAACAATTAGAGACTCTGCTTGAACGTCATTCCAAGAATAGTTCCATCCATAAAAGACAAGGTTGGGATGGACATAATGGGATTGGAAACGGTCAATGAAAGAGCAAGAGTTATTTGACTATCTTAAAGTCAACTTGTATCCGGACCTGACCAAGAGTGAGGGCATCTATGATGCCTTTGACTGTATCTCTAGGCAAGCCGGTCACTACATCGAACTCAAGTGTAGACACACTCACTATCCCACGTTACTGATTGAGGAGATGAAGTATCGCAAGCTGATAACGCAAGCAGCAGAGCGAGATCTCATCCCGTTCTACATCAACTCGACACCAGTAGGTGTCTTTTCTTTTGACCTAATGGATGTACCTGAACCTGAGTGGCTCAGCCACTGGATGCCAGCGACTACTGAGTTCTCACGTTCTAATAAAGTAAGTAAGTTAGTAGGTTATCTACCTATTGAGGAGGCAGTACAGTTATGATTTACGAGTACAAGTGTACTAAGTGCAACGCAGTACTATCAGTTGAGCGTAGCATCCACGAGGAGGCATCTACTCCTATGTGCTTTGATTGCCACGAGAGTATGGATAGAGTGTGGTCTACACCTGGTATCCAATTCAAGGGCGGAGGGTTCTACTCTAATGGCGGATAATAAATACCCTGACTGGTTTAGCATCACTGCTAAGCCTAACTTTGAACGCTTCCTTACTCCACTAGCAGGTAAAGATAACCTTAACTTCCTCCAGCTTGGTGCATACACAGGTGATGCCAGCTTATGGATGCTTGATAACATACTAACTGGTAAGAACTGTATCCTCTTTGATGTAGATACGTGGGAAGGATCTGATGAAGAGGTGCATCATAAGATGGACTTCTCTGATGTCGAACGTGTCTATGATGAGAAGATTAACAAGCGTAGCTTCAAGCAAAAGACTACATCGCTAGAGTACCTGCTCACTAACACTAGAACATATGACTTTGTTTATGTAGATGCAGACCACACTGCTGCTTCTGCTTTCCTAGACGGTGAGCTAGCGTGGCAGAGGTTGAACTCCGGTGGCATACTCGCCTTTGATGATTACGAGTGGGGTACTCACCTGCCTGCTCACCTTGCACCTAAACTGGGTGTGCAGTTGTTTATTCACAGACATCAGGCAGAGTTTGAAACTCTTGCAATCAATGGACAATACTGGGTGCGTAAGATATAATTAAACCCTTGGCAGGCACCCGCCTGTTGAGTGCTAGCAAAATACCCTCCACCATACGGTGAAGGGTATTTTGTTTTCTCGCTCGAAGAGAAAAGGTTGCTAGGAAAGGGTTAGAAACCTAGCAATTCTTATACTAGCACAGAAACAGATACGTGGCACGGATCGTTGCCCTCGTCCCACTCTTCTCTCTCTTCTTCGGTCATATATTCATAGTTGCCCTCGTGCGTGGCACAGTATGGCTTACTTATCCAGCCAGCTTTGACTCCAATGGTTAGCCATAATCTAAACATCAGTACCAGCCCCTTCTATTACTGTGCTGGAGACTACGGCAGAAACTTCCGCCGTAACGGTGTTCAACATATCGCACAGCGTGGAGGATTTGGATAGCAGGTTCGCTACTTCTCTCTCTAAGGAGCTGAGCAATTCCGTAAGCACTGGATCGTTTGTTGTCTGCAAGGTGGTCAAGCCTGCTCTCACGGGTCCAAAGGGTGAGCGCACATTTGACCTGACTGTCGTTGTAACCGAGTGCGTTGAGGTAACTAATGATAAGTGCCTTGTTCTCACGCTTCTCCTCCATAGTTGCCTTCGTCCTCGCCTGCATCTGCGGGATCTCCAAAGGGTGGTGTGTTGTTTGCTCTGGTATGAATACCAACACTAAGGTTAGCGAAGCCGTCAATACCAGTCCAATCTTTGCCCTCTTTCTCATC